AGGGACACAACGCTCAAGTATGGTATGAAAAAACCAGATTGTGCTATCGGTTACTAATCTGCTGGTATATTGCAGATATATATCCTAACTTTTCGAGAGGAATCCTGAGCACCGGCGGTCTCCCAATTGTACGGAAAAAAATCGGGCCTATTGATATAATGTACAATAAAGAGGCCGGACTCAGTAACGCAGCCGATCTCATCGCTCCTTTGCTTTCAAATGCTTTTGGTGCAAAGGCGCACTTAATGATAAAGACTTCTTATCGCAGAACCAAAATTACGAATGGTAGCTCCGATCCAATTTCAGTAAGGAGAATATAATGTTCAGACGAATTGAAGACAAGCAAATATTTTTTTCAACAAAATCAGAATTAAAAATTGAAGGCATGACTTACCGGCCTTCTATCTGTTATAAGGTTCCAGCTCTTGCAAAGAAGAGCTTGGAAAAATACGCAGCATCTGGAAAGATAACTTTTTACACTGAGCCAGTTCGTTTTGTAAACGGAGTTGTTCAGTATCCGAAAGTAGTCGCACCTGTCACCGGCGTCGCTTCTGTTGTGCGCGATGAAAGAATCCAAAAAAGCGGTCGAAAGAAAGGTAAATAATGTCTGTCTATGGCGACATGCTCTCAGTTTTTCCTGAGCTTATGAAAGAGTTTCAAATCTTTTCGATGGAACCGGCTGTTGGCGGCGGGTATTCTAATCGAACGCCGCTATTTAAAAAAGAAGGTTGTTTCATAAAAAGTTCTCGCAGCCACGCAGGAATTCAGGGAGAAGCAAGAGTCACGAACGAAGCCGGGATTTTCTACTGCAAAGAATTCAGTGTTTCTGAACGGGTCTCTCAAGGGGTCTACTTTGAAGAAGATAACCAGATATTTGTGATTATCGACGATCAAACTTTTCTGCAGGAAGCGGGTTTCGCGGCGTATGGTTGTCAGCTTGTACAAGGTCTAACAGATAAACAGGTTGAGAACTTTGAAGTAGAAACGCGCACAATTTCGGATTTTCCTATCTGATATGCAAACGAAGTCATTCACCAGACAGCTCGAAGAAGAGAGCAGCGGATATGCGAAATTAAAAGCTAAAAATTTTCGTAAGATCAGATTCAATGACGCAGAGCAAGCTATTATGACTGACGAAGAATCAGCAGCTATCTCCGGTGTCTCTCTTTACATCGAGATCAATCCTGACAAATACGACGAAAGTTATTACGCGGCGTTTGACAATTTGAAAAGTAAAAGAACTTTCGGGATTAAAAATAAAAAGGACTTTGAAATATTCTATAGTTTTTCCAATGCTATGCGCGGGGATAGACGGTACGGGAACTCGAATTGGAGCGCAAGATTTTTGTACGAGTTTCTGTGTATTAAATTTAACGGCGGGGAGCGTTTCATTGATACTTACTTGGAAAGGCTCTTTTCTTCCCGTCCGGTATTTCTTCAGATGGAAGCATTGGTTGA